ATTGTCAAACAAATTAGCAGGTATGAAGCGTCTTCTAAAAAGAGGTTGCCCCTCTCTGCTATGCCCTTGTGGAAATGTAATAACATTACCTGTTTCTGTATCTGTTGCCCAAAAAGATGAGTTGGGTGGGGATGGGTCGATGAATGTCTTTTTTACCCATTGATGTCCTGGCCCTCCTGGGTTTGTTGTTGCCCTCATGTACAGTCCTAGCGATTGGTCTGCACTTCTGAGTCGTGAACGCATATAGTCCCAAGCGTAAGGTGTCGCCCACTGTGTAAGTTCATCAAAGCCTATCCAATTAAACGCTTGACCTTGATAGCGCATTACATCTAAGTCACGGTCTAGGTATGACATCCACAGTCTGCCCCCCTTAGGACTTACCCACTGTGACTTTCTTTCTGACCACTTAATCCCAGGTATTGCTTTTGGATACAGCTCCTGGGACTTTTGTATCAGTTCTCTTAGCTCCTCTGTTGTGTGTCTAACTAACAGTCCACTGAAGTTAGGATTGTTTAGTCCTCTGAGTGGGTCAGCTAACATGGCAAATGATTTACCACCACCTGCTGCACCACCGTATAACACCTCTCGTTCTGATGAGGCTAAGAAATCTGTTTGAGGCCCCTCATTTGGTTTGAACAGCACATCCTGTTCTTGTGCCTCCTGTGGCTCCACCTGGATAACTATCTCAGGCAGTTGTTCCTTCTGTTGTATAACTTCCGACTCTTTGGGTTTCGATCTTTTCAATCTCTTTGATGGTTTTTTCGAGCCTTCTGGTAAGCTCTTTCTTAATTGTAGATGATTTTTTACGCTTTTGTTCAACTTGTATTCTTTTCTTTAGTCCCTCGTAAGAGATAGATCGTCCTGTTTGTTTGCTTAACCATGTTGCTACTTCTCTGTAGCTGTACTGTTTTAAATGTTTCTTTGCCATTTCTAATGCGTCTAGTTCTTCTTTTATAGGCAACAAGAAATCAGAATCTTCCGGGTCCTCCTCGTAACCAAAAGGTATGGTTCTGGCTACTCTTGGTATGCGACTCCATTCTTTTACATCCATCTCTGGTTTAGGAAGCGTCCAATATCCTAAACTTTTTCTACTCATTCTTTCCTTCTTTAGCCGGGAGTACAAACAAACCACCAGAAGACTCTACGTTTACCTTCTCTGTTTTTATGTACCCTGCCCTATCTAATAAATCTTTTGCTGCTGTCATCTTATCTCGTATACCTAACTCAGTAGGATCAACAAGAGCATTACCCATTGCTACAGCTGCTCGTGGTGCAACACGGGCCATATACTCTTTTGTTGCATCAGATATTTCATCTTTTAATCCTTTGATGACATGACTTGTAGCTGTTGTATCAGAGTATCCTGCTAACTTTTTAGCTAATGTAACGTCACCTCCTGCCTCATCAAAAAGGACAGCCATAAACTTTTGTTGTTTTTCATTTAGAACTTTTGTCATCTTTATCCTTTATAACCTCTTCTACCCAAGCACCGTTGTCGCCTGTGTGTTCGCACACTTCACATCTGTCGTCTTCGATATGGCTTCCACATATTTCACAGGTAGGTTCGTAAAGCATTATATATTATTATTTTGTTTTGAAACACTACCAACAATTGTTTCTACTGTTTCCTCAGGAACACATATAATCTTCTCAGGTCTTCTATCCCCGTATTGATTAACCAATGCCTCCATTATAGGAAAAGGATTATCTCCTACAAACTTTTGACACATGTATGCGTTATGAAAATGTCCGTGATCTTCAGGGTGTTGAAATATAAATATATCCTTTGTACCATCTGCGTATACACCAGACATTATTGCTACTATAAACCACGCTTTTACCATTTACTTTACTTTCCTGTATGCTCTTGTTTTCTTTGCAACACCTTTTGGTTGCTTGACGAACTGCTTTCCTGCCTTTGTGCCTTTTCTCTTAGCTCTAGTTGTCGCTGCGTACTCTGAGGGTGATAGAGCCTTGATTGCAGCTTCTGGAAGATAGCGTTCTCCAGTTTTCCCACTGGGCTTACCACTCTTTGTTCTCCACTTTTGTTTTGACCATGCTTTTAAACTACGTTGACTTTTTGCGAGTGCCATGCTTTGCCTTTAGTTGTTGCTTCGCCCTCTTCGCTATTCCTGCCTGTTGGGGCTTGCCTCCGTATTTACTTCTTTGTTCCATCACTGTAAGTATCTGTATCTTACGAGCGTAGGGCTTTTTTATCTTCTTTACTTTTCTAGCCGTAGCCTTTGCGTCAGCAGGAGTCGCATACTTTATACGGACGGTATCTTTTGGATTTTCATCTGTATAAAGTCTGCGTCCTGAACCTTTAGGCTTTTTGCCAGTGCCAACTCTAGGGTCTTTAGCGATAGCCACCACCCTTAGCTTTGTACTGTTTGGCAAGCATCTGTGCTTTTCTAGCACTCCACTGTCCCGGCTTACCACCTTTGCCCCCTGCCTTTATGCTGTTGAATAAACTCTTTCGCATAGTAGGCTTGGTATAGTTCCCTGCCTTATTAACAGTGCTACCACCTTTGGCAAAGCCTGATAGGGATGATAATGATTTAGCCTGTCCTGCGTGTAACTTAGAAGCCTTCTTCAGCCCCTTAATTACCTTTTTGACTTTAGCTTTATTTTGTGCAGTAGCCATACTACTAGCCCTTCATTATCTTATAGCCCTTGGCTTTTGCTGCAGCTCTGAGTTGAGGAACAGTCATGCCACCCATTGCATAACCCTTCTTCTTCATGCCACCTTTAGCCATGCCCTTCTTCTTCATCATGCCGCCTTTGTTCATCTTACCTTTGCCATCCATTGCAAAAGCAGGAATCATCTTGCCTGTCTTTGGGTCTTTAGCCATTGGCATCTTTGCGCCGCCTCTAGCCATACCCTTCTTCTTCATAGCACCACCTCGTGCCATTCCCTTTTTCTTCATAGCTCCTCCACGAGCCATGCCTTTTTTCTTCATCGGTTTCTTTTTTACTGCCATTTTATTTCCCCTTAGCATATAAGTTATTAAAGACTCTTTGAGTATCCCAAACGTACTCAGTCTCTTGTTTTGAATGGAACACCCTTTGGTTAGGCTTAAAGTCTGGCGCTCCCTCTCCTGTCTCAAACCATGCAGGATGTGTTACTCGTACTCGATTGTTTGGTAACGCAACGATGTTACCTGTATACTCCCCTGCTTCCATTAGCTCAAGCACATGACTTTGTTTGTGTTGCGCCGGGTCGTCAGCTATTTCACTGTCTGTATAGTCTACAGTGAAATAGTATTTAGCAGGGTAGAACTCTCCATCTATCTTGGCTATCCAAGGAGCAGGAGTAGCTCTATTCAAAACGTAGACCGAATGTTCGTGGGACATACAATCCCAAGGTTGTGCTACGTATGGTGGTAACTCTTGCGGCCATTGCTCGTAAGGTGTGTCACCAACCAATGCTGTGATGGGCATTCTTGCCCACATTGCTCCACCGTGTACGTTCTCTTCTTCTGTATCGTCTGTCTCGCAGCCTGTAAATATCACCTGAAAACTCAGTGATCTGTTTGGCATGCTCGTCACGGCTATAACCATTGCGTGTAAGAACTCTCCATGATATTGTTCAAAGTTACACGTATATTCTCTTCGTACCCATGCCTTAAAGTATGGGATATTACTCTGTAAAAACGCCACTCGTTACCCTTTTTTCTTAGTCGGTTTCTTTTTCTTTGTCTCAATAGCAATCATTACTATAAAAGCAGGTTTTTTACTGGACTTTTTCTTAGTAACCTTCTTTTTCATTGCTACCACTTTACCTTATCTGCCCAATACGCTGCAGACATCTTGCCTTTTGCAATATTTTTACCGTGTCGAGCCTTAAAACTCTTACGTTTGTTCTTCATTGTCTTAGATTCGCCCTTCTTTGGCGCACCTGCTGTACCTTTTACCGTACCAACCTTCTTACCTTGCTGTCCAAAGCGTATAATTTTCTCTTTTCCCTTGTCACAAGCCTTAACAATGTGCGATTTTGTCTTGTGTTTGGGTGTTCGCCTTGGTTTATTGCAAGGCATAGACTTTTTATTTACTTTGGTTGCCATATTTTAGTTTAATTGAAAGTGCGGCCCATCAATAAATGGTCGTCTTCCCTGTCCCCTACGTAAATCTATGTAAGCATTCATGGCTTCTTCCATAGTTCCATCCCATTTAGTTATATCATCTATGTGCCAACTCGCTCCCCAACAAATTTTAGCTCCAGTTTCCTTTGCCGCAGCTTTCATTGCGTCTGCTATATTATCATAGTCCACTATATCCCATGATGGCTCTCCAGAATCGTAAGCCATTAAGTCAACAGCGTGTGAGTACCCATCTTCTTGTATAAGGTGTTTAGATTTCATGGTCTGTGATTTGCCAGACTTAAAAAGTTTCTCCTGAGTGGCTAAATCCCTAACTCCATATATTACACCAAAGTCTGTATTTGATTTTTTTATGGCTAACTTTACGGTATCCACTAAGTTAGGATGCACTCCTACAAGTCTTTGAAATGAACGCTGTGATAATTTAAACATTGGGATACTCCATTTTGCCATTACTTCTTTCTCATATTAAATAACTTACTCG